GTCACGGCGGGGGATATTTATGCGGCTTATACCAGGTGGGGTGAGGAGGCTGGACTTAAGGATAAGGAACTGATGAAGCAGCGCACCTTCGGAATTTGCCTGACTGAACGGGGACTTAGGAAAGATAAAGGCGCCGGCGGCAGGCGCATGTGGCGTGGCGTGGGTTTGCGTAGCGTCGATTGAATCCGCCACTTGCGCCACCTTGCGCCAGGCATTGCGCCACCTGATAACTGATTGATCTTATTACTACTAATAAGGGTAGTGGCGGAAGTGGCTCAAAATGTCAGGAACTTTCTTACGTAAGATTAATTTAAGGTTACTTTATGTAATTATGCGCCACATGCGCCACTACGGTATGATTAATAAGTAATATAAGTAAGTTACAAGGTGGCGCATCTAGTGGCGGAAGTGGCGCAAGGTGGCGGATAGGCGGATGATTACTGAAACCTTTTTAATATGAATTTTTAACAAGAGGTTGGTTAAAGTTGCGCCACATGCGCCACACTCAGGAGGGCACTATCGTGAATCGATTGGTTAAGGTGATGGTGTGCTTGTTGGTGATGGTCGGTTGTCTCATTGGTGTAGCCACGGCCCATGATGCCTACGTCTGGCATCAGATAGAAAAGCAGGCGTATGCAGCAGATATGGTGGAGGGCGCCCAGGAGTGAGCGGGTCCTTCCCAGCCCTAAAAGTAACAAGGGTCCGAAGGCTCGGGAGGAACCTACGTGTGAAGTTTTTTTCGGGTGTCGCTGTATGACGGTTTGTGTTGAAATGGGACAAGAGCGTCATGGCGTCTGAGGACACGATAGTTAAGGGCACGAAAGCGGTGGCCACCCACTTTGAGGTGTCACGGCGGACGGTGCAGCGTTGGTCCGGAGATCCCAGCTTTCCGAAACTCCCAGGGCGCCGGTTTGACCTCGTGCAGATCCAGGTCTGGCTTGATCTGAGAGACGGCCGGCCGCCGGCGCCGCCACAGAGGGGCACGGGTCTCCAGCAGCCGGATTTGACGGTGGAGCGGGGCAAGGATTTTCAGGATGAGCGGCTGAAGAGGGCTAAGGCCGACCTGGCGGAGATGGCGGTGCGGCAGCGCCGGGGGGAACTGGTGGAGTGGGCCAAGGTGGAAGAGTTTAACGAGCGGAAGATCCTTGATGTGAAGCAGCGCCTGTTGATCCTGGCCCAGTCCCTGCCGCCGCAGCTGGTCAACCTGCATGAACGGGAGATGGTGCCGATCATAACCCGGGCGGTGCTGGATGTTTTGAAGGGCTTCGCCCAGCCGATGCCGGAAAGCCTCCGGGGCGGCGGAGCGGAAATGGCGCAAGTGGCGGATGTGGATTTCATTGGTGGTTTAAAAGAAGCGCCGGCCGGCCAATCATGAACGTGAATTGTACTGAAATACGGCCTATTTGGACCCCCAGGGAGCGCGCCGCCTGGCGGCCGCCGGAAGATATCACGGTGAGTGAATGGGCCGAGCGGCACCGGCGGCTGCCAAAGCAGTCCGCCATCCCGGGCCCCTGGAATAACCGTCTGGTACCCTACACGGTGGGAGTGATGGACTCCTTCCTTGACCCGGTGGTGGAGCGGATCACCATAATGGCCAGCGTCCAGAGCGCCAAGACCGAATCGGCTTATAATATGCTGGGCTACGCCATCTCCCAGGACCCGGCGCCGGTCCTGGTGGTGATGCCCACGGATAAGACTCTGCGCCGGGTGAACCGGCGGCTCCAGGACATGATCACCGAGAGCCCGGAGCTCGCTCAATATCTGACGGGCGACCCCGATGACATGCAGAAGCGGTCGATTGTACTGAAACGCATGGACATCAATTTTGCCACGGCAGGGAGCAAGGCGGACCTGGCCAACGTGGAGGCCCGTTATCTCCTGATGGATGAACCGGACCGCTATCCGTCCGCCACCGGGGATGAGGGTTCACCCCAAGAGATGGCGGAGGCACGGTTAACCACCTATTGGAACCGCAAGATCATTGAGCCCTGTACCCCCACAATCCCTGAGGGCCATATCAACGTCGCTTACGAGAGCTCGGATAAGCGCAAATATTGGGTGCCCTGCCCGGAGTGCGGCGGCTACCAGGTCCTTTCCTTTTGGCAGATCAAACATCAGGGAGAGAAACGGGGAGAGTGGCCGCAGGATAAACGAAATCCGGATTATATCAAACAGGACCGGGTGGCCCGGTATGAATGCCTCTATTGCCAGGCGGAAATTGACGATAAGGACAAACCGGGGATGTTGGCCAGGGGAAAATGGGTGCCGGAGGGCCACCCCATTGCCCGGGACGGGGTTATGGCCCCGCCGCCGCCGGTCTCCCACGTGGGGTTCTGGTGGAATGTCCTCTATTCGCCATTTCGCAACTTCTCCGAGATCGCGGCGCAGTTCTTCTCTACCAAGGATCACCCGGAACAATACAAGACCTTCGTCAACCTCTGGCTGGCGGAGCCCTGGAAAGAGATCGTCAAACAGCGGGAGTCCTCGGTCATCCTCCAATTGCGCACTCACCGGCCGTCCCTGGTGGTGCCGGAAGAGGCTTTGGCGCTAACCGCGGGCATCGATAGTCAGCGCCGGGGCTTTTGGGTGGTGATCCGAGCCTGGGTCTTGACTGCCGGCGGCCTGCGGGAGTCGCATAAGATCCGGCACGGCTTTGTGGAGAGCTTCGGGGAGTTGGAACAGTGGGTCTTTGAGGATGTTTATCGGACGGATATTTCCGGAATCGAATATCTGGTCTGGAGGGGCTTGATCGACACCGGCGGCGGCCTCATGGGCGAGGGAGAAGCCACGTTGACGGAGCAGGTTTATAACTGGCTACGGCGCTCCGGCCGGGGGCGGATCTTCGGTTCTAAGGGCAGCTCCAAGCCCTTGAGCAGCGGCAGATTGGCGATCCCGGGCCACATTGACCGCTATCCGAGCGGCAAGCCGCTGCCGGGCGGCCTGGTGCTTTGGCGGTTGGACACCAATTCCCTGAAGGATTTTATCTGGGCTCGGATAGAAAACGGTCTCTTCCACCTGGACGGCGGTGCGGATGAGATCCCTGAAGCGGATAAGGTCTATGCGGCGCATCTGTCGGCGGAGATCAAGGAACGCACCAAAAGGAATCAATTGATCTGGACGACGCAGCGAGGGCGGGATAACCACCTGCTGGATTGCGAGGTGATGGCGGCGGGAGCGGCCGAAGCCTTCAACGTCTGGTTGCTGCCCCGGCCGCAGGCGCAAAACATCTCGCCGGGGATGCAGGATGGAGATGTTAACCGCCTCACCGGATTACCCAAGGGGCAATTTTGGAAATAGGAGGGGGGAAATTGACCCATATTCTCAGCGGGAAGAGGGAAATTTGCCAATTTATGGGCCGGGGCTGGAAGACGGTGGAGAACTGGATTATAAACATGGGCTTCCCGGCCAAAATGATTGCCGGCATTTGGGAATCTGATTCGGAATTGATCACCGCCTGGCGCCGGGGACTGGTAAATGGGCAGCCGAAATCGCCAAAATTGGTAAGAAATAGAGGAAAAAAGATTCTTAAAACCAATAAAAATTAGATAGATAACTAAAAAGTAAACCCAGTCAAAAATAGCAGGTCGGGAAACCCGCATGAATAAAGGCCGAAAACTTGTCAAGAAAAAAATGCGGGTCTGAGCGGGTCTGAGCGGGTCTGAGCGGGTCTGAGCGGGTTTAGAAAATTTTCGGGAAAAAACCGGGTGTATCCTTACGGGAACATCCGGTTTTTTTATTGGGGTAAGCATGCCGCGTTATTCCTTAGCCGAAATTGACGCCAAGATCGACGCCTTGGACATCCGGATCGCCAAAGCGGAAGAGTCACAGATATACACCTCCGGCGGCCCCGGGGCCGGGCAGCATACGCAACGGGGCGATCTGGCGGCCATGTACCGGGAACGGCAATATTGGCTGAAGGAACGGGACCGCATCGAGGCCCTGGATCGGGGCGGGGCGGTGAATCGGGCATTTTTCGGGAGCGAGAGATAATGGCGCGGCCGAGGTTGGAAGGTAAAACCAGGCTTGATAGGGCCATCGCCTACGTGGCCCCGGGCTGGGCGGCGAAACGGCAGACCGCCAGGCTGGGCTTCGAGATGGCGGCGCAGTTTCGCGGGGCCGACACCACCCGGCTGCTGTCGGAGTGGTTGACCCAATCCCTGGGCATCGTCAACCCGGACCCCTGGGAACTTGAGACGTTGCGGGAGCGCTCCCAGGAACTGAACCGCAATAACCCCATCGCCGCCGGCATCACCGACACTATGGTGATAAATGTCATCGGCCAGGGGTTGCAGCCGCAAAGCCGGATGCGGGCCGAGGAGCTGGGAATCTCCGATGAGGAGGCCCAGACCCTGCGCCGGCAAGCCGAAAACGTCTTTGACAGCTGGCAGCGCCGGGCCGACGCCTCCAACCGACAAAATTTCCGGGGTATGCAGGCCCTGGCTTTCCGCAAGATCGTCGAGGACGGCGAGATCATTGTCAATCTGCCGATGATCAAGGAGGCCGGCCGGCCCCTGCAGCGGGCCCTGGAATTGATTGAGGCGGCCCGCCTGGGCACGCCTTTCGGGAAAACAGGGGTGTTTGACGGCGTCGAGGTGGGTCCGGAGCGCAAAGAGCCTCTAAAATACTGGATTCGCAAGGCCAATCTCACCAGCAGCAATTATGAACTCCCCCGTTATGAGTGGGTGGGACTGCCGGCCCGGGACTCCCGGGGCCGCCCCCTTATCCTGCACAATTACCTGATGAAACGCCCAGGCCAACTGCGAGGTATTCCTTTTTTCGCTTCCGCCCTGACCCATTTCAAGCACCTCTCGGATTATATGTCGGCGGCGGTGGTGGCTGCCAAGCTGGCCGCCTGTGTGGCCCTGATCATTTCGCAAAACGATCCCACCGGGGCGGCGATCGCCGCCAGCCGGCCTGGCCCTTCAACGGGCGGATCGGGGGGCGTCAATGACAATCTGGAGCGCTGGGAACCGGCCAGCATCCTGCGCCTGGGCCTGGGCGAAACCGCCACCATGATTGACCCGAAGGGTGTTGGCGACACTTTCGGGAAATTCATGGAGACGGGCCTCCGCATCCTTGGGGCCAACAGCGGCTTGCCTTATGAGCTGCTGCTGAAGGATTTCAGCAAGACCAATTATTCCAGCGCCCGGGCGGCCTTGCTGGAGGCCCGGCGCTGGTTCATGTTTCTGCGGGCCTGGTTTGCCCAGGATCATTGTCAGCCGATTTGGGAGCTGGTTTTGGAAGAGGCTTATCTGGCCGGACAGTTTCCTGCCCCCAATTTTTATGAGTTCCAGGAAGAATACTGCCGGTCCCAGTGGATCGGCGGCGGCTGGGGCTGGGTGGACCCGGTCAAGGAGATCGGCGCTTCCATCGCCGCCATCGATGCCGGGCTCTCCACCTACGCCAAGGAGCTGGCGGGCCAGGGCGAGGACTGGGAAGAGACCTTCCAGCAGCTGGTGCAGGAAAAACAGTATGCCGCGGCCCTGGGCCTAATCTTCCGGGCGCCGAAGACGGCTACGGCGGCGGGGGAATTGAAAGAGAGCGAGGCCCCGATCGATCAGCCGGGAGGAGGACAGCAATAATGGCAGCTGCAGCCCCGAAACCTGAAAAAAAATCCACGGCGTCCCCGAAGACCCCTGAAAGGGTAAAGCACCCGCAAGTCTTTCAATCCTTTCAGGACAAGGTCTGGGCTATCCTGCCCGCCAAACTGGAGGAGATTGTCGCCGTGGTGGAGGCGCACCTGGCCGGCCAGAAGATCGAATGGCCCGAAGCCGCCGGCGGCAAGAGCGGCAACAAGGCCGCAGATGAGGCCTATCAGATGCAGGACGGCGTGGCGGTGATTCCGGTTTACGGCGTCCTGGACAAGCGCATGAATCTTTTCAGTGCGATGTCCGGGGGCACCAGCTACGAGCTGCTGGGGGCGCAAATCAAACAGGCCCTGGCTGACCCCAACGTGGCGGCCCTCCTGCTGGACGTGGATTCTCCCGGCGGTTCGGTGGACGGCGTCAAGACCGTGGCCGATCAAATCCTGGCGGCCCGGGGCGGCAAGCCCATTGTGGCCTTCGCCAACGGGCAGGCGACCAGCGCCGCGTTTTGGATCGCCTCGGCGGCCGATCTGGTGATGGCCGATGACACCGCGGTGGTGGGTTCCATCGGGGTGGTTATGACCCATTTCGACCGCTCCGGCCAGGACGCCCAGCGGGGCGTCAAGCGCACCCACATCTTTTCGGGCCGCTATAAAGTGGCCGGCTCCGACGCCCAACCCCTCTCCCCGGACGATCAGGCCTACCTGCAAAACATTTCGGACACGTATTACCAGCTTTTCCTGGATGGCGTGGCGAGCAACCGCGGCCAGGATAGCGCCGCGGTGCATGAAAACATGGGCGACGGGCGCCTGTTCATTGGCCGGCAGGCGAAAGACGCCGGCCTGGTGGATCAAATCGGCACTTTTGACGACGCCTTGGCGTTGGCGAAATCAATGTCCCCGGGAACGGGGCAAGGAGGTATGAGGATGGACAGAGCAACTTTGGAAAGCCAACACCCGGAAATTTTTGCTGAGGTCAAGGCCCTGGGCGCGGCGGAGGTCACGGTTGAGGCCGACAAGCTCGGCGCGGAGGCCCGGGAGGCCGGGATCAAGGAGGAGCGGGGGCGCGTGGTGGAAATCTTTGAGGCCGCCGGCGGCCAGGGCCTGCTGTTGCAGGTGCTCCAGGACGGCAGCGAGCCCAAGGCGGCCCTGAAACTCTTCCTGGCCAATCACGACAAGGTCAAGAATGAGGGTCTGGCGGCCATGCGGGGAGCGGCCCCGCCGGTAGTGGGCACCGTGGCGCCGATGATTGAAACCAGCACCGATCCGGCCGTAGATGCCCCTATCGAGACCCGGGCTAAGGCGGAGTGGGACAAGGACGCCAAGCTGCAGGCCGAGTTCGACGGCAAGTTCGAGCTCTTCCTCACCTATAAGCGCCAGGAAGAAGCGGGCAATATCAAGGCCCTGGGCAAATAGTCCGGCCAGCGCCGGAGACAACCAGCAAGGAGAGAAACTATGACCGCAACTCGCAATAATCCGTTGGAATGGGAGAGCGGCGACCGGAACGAATGTCCGGTGGGCGCGGGCCTGCAAATCTTTCAGGGGTCCATGGTCTTTGGGGATGCCGCCGGCCGGGCTACGCCGGTCCTGGGGGCCAAATTTCTGGGCCATGCCGCGGCGGAGGCCGACAACCGCACCGGCGGCGCCGGGGCCATCAACGTCATTCTGTTCCGCAATCCTTACCGGGCACAGGTGACCGTGCCGAGCGTGGCCTTGACCAGTGTCGGCGCCGAGGTCTTCGCTTCGGCCAATGACACCCTGGCGCTGAGCTCCAATGGGGGCGCCAATACCCTGGTGGGCCGGGTGGTCCGTTATGTGACCACCAACACCGCCATCGTGGAATTTCAGCCGGTGGTGGATTTTTCCCTGGCCACGGTTGTGACCCAGGCCCATATCGCCGATGCCCTTGCCGCCTATACCACCGGCGGTTTGGACACCGAAGCGAAGCTCATCACCGCCATCAACGCCCATGGGGCCAAGATCAACGCCATCCTGGCGGCCCTGGAAGCCGCCGGAGTTTTAGCCACCTCCTAATCAGGGGGGAGAATAAAAAAGGAGGAGGTTTCAGCCATGCCTGAACAATTTGGTTTTTCCCTACGCGGTATGATCGCCAGCTTCTACCAGACCCTGGAAGCGGGCCTGCAGGGGCTCTGGTTGCCCAAGATCGCCTTCCCGGTCCAAAGCCAGCAGAAGACGGAGCATTATAGATGGCTGGGTATGAGTCCGATGATGCGCAAATGGGTGGGTGGCCGCCATCCGGTGGGCCTGCGGGCCGAGGCCTACACCCTGGACAACGAAAAGTTCGAAGCCACCATGGATTTCGAAAAGGACGACCTGATCCGTGGCCTGGGTCCCCAGATCATGATCCGGATCGCCGAGATGGCGGACAGCGCCAACGATTATCTCCAGTTGCTGGCATCCGGGGCCATCGACCTCGGGAGCTCGGCCTTGTGCTACGACGGCGAGTCCTTTTTCGGTGTGGCTCATCCCGGCACCGACAAGGTGGCGGACCAGCTGAACCTGTTGGCCGCGGCCCAAGTCGCGGCCTTGAACGTGACTACGGCCACCGCCCCGACCCCGGCCGAGTTCGCCCAGGCGGTCCTGGGCTGCATCGCTTACATGTATGGGCTCAAGGACGATCAGGGGCGGCCCATGAACGGCTCGGCCCGGAGTTTCATGCTGATGGTGCCGGTGCCGCTGTGGGCTCCGGCGGCCGGTCCGGCCCTGGTCACCCTGTCGAGCGTCGGGGCGATTGCAGGGGACAACCTGCTGCAGGTCGCGGCCCAGAAGATGGGGGTCAGCATTGACACCGTGGTCAACCCCTACCTGGATTGGACCACGGACTTCGCCCTGTTCCGCACCGATGGCCGGGCCAAACCCCTGATCTATCAGGAGGAGTACCCGGTACAGGTCAGCACCAAGGGCCCCGGCTCGGAATACGAGCACGACACCGACCGCAACCAGTTCGGCATCAAGCGGTCCTGTAACGTGGGGTACGGCTACTGGCAGCACGCCGTTAAGGCGACTTTCAGTTAAGGATCGTCACTCCCATGGCCAAGGACCCGATCGCCACTCTGGATAAGCTGGAGAAGCTGCTCTCGAAGCGGGTGGGGGATATCCTCTGGGATAACCTCACCCGGCTGCGGGATCACGTCCGGACCCAGGAGTTCCTGCAGAAGCGCACCCGGGGGATGCCCTATGTGCGCAAACCGATCCAATTGCAGGGCGATCTCATCGAGGCCGGACTCTACGCCCCGCCGGCCTGGGCCGCGGCCCACATCGGCGTCGGTCAGACTACCATCACCGCCAAGGGCGGCGGGTTTCTGGCGATCCCGACGGATTTCGTCAAGCAGTTCCGGGGGCATCCGGTGGGGCCGAAGCAATACGGGGGTCTTAAAATCTTCGGCGGCATCATGTGGGGAATGGCGGGCTGGGGAGGCGCCGGCACCGGCGGCGGCCTACGGCAGCGCCGGGCGGGCGGGGAAAAGTTCAAGAAGCAAGACCTGATTCCCCTGTTCATCCTGAAAAAATCGGTGACCTATCGGAAGCGGATCAACCCGCAGGCGCTGATCAATTATATCCGGCCGTATTTTATGGCGGATTTAAAAAAAGCAATGCTGGTGCTCTGATGACCGACCCGGTAAAAACTCTGGTGCTCAAGGCCCTGGAGACGATGCTGGCGGAGGTGACCGGGATCGGCTCGGTGCGCCGGTGGGAAGAGTTCCCGCTGGACCCGGACAGCCTGGCCCCGGCGGAGGTGCCGGCCCTGTTCATCTGGGAAGATGAGGACCGGGACCGGAAAGGCCGGCTGGCCTGGAACAAACTAAACATCCACCTCCAGGTCTATCTGAAACTGCCGGAGGACACCGGATATACCGGGTTCAGCGAGGCGGCGGAGGACCTAGCCGCCAAGATCCAGGTTAAGCTGGCCGCGCCTGCCCCGCTGCGGATTGCCGGGGCCGTGCAAATTGAAGAAGGCGAGGTCCATAAATCCAAGGTCACCGAGTTTTGGGGACAGCTGATCATGCCTTACCAGATCACCTATGCCCATGCTCTCGGCAACCCCTTTAGTAAAATAATTTAAGGAGGCACGATCATGCCGGCACCCAATATCGATCAACTGACTATCCCCGGGGGAATTATCCTCTTCTTCGATTCCGGCGGCGGAATGGAAGACATGGGTTTGGCCGAGGAGTTTGACCTCGAACCCAAGAGCACGGAACTGGAGTATTGGACCAGCCGTTCGGGAAAACGCCGTAAAGCCAAAGTTTTCTCCATCGAAGAAGCGTTGACCATGAACTTCAAACTGAATCAGCCCGTGGTCGAAAACATGCAGGCCTTTTTTAAGGGGGGCACCCTGACCCCGATAAGCGCCGGCACGGCTGCGGTGGTGGATCAGCTGGTAACCCTGAATGATGAACGCCTCACTTCGGTGGGGGCTTACGGCCTCACTCTGGTGAGCGCCAAGACCCTGGCCGACGTGCCGCTGGTCCTGAATACCGACTTCATTGTTGACCCCGGGGCCGGACCGGACGACGGGTTGCAGGTGGGCCGCATCGGCCGCCTGGCGGACGGCGATATCGTTGATGGCCAAACCATCAAAGTGTCCTATACCCACATCACCTGGGATTCCATTACCTTCCCGGTGGCCGCCGATGAATTCGTCAAGGGTGCAGCGCGGTTGGAATTTCATCCCTCCACCGGACTCCAGGGAAATCTGCATATCCCGCTTTGCCAGTTGAAGCCCGGCGGCAAGCTGGTTCTGGATGACAAAAAGGTGCTGCAGATCCCCATGGTCCTGGAGGTTCTTGACAACTCCACGGCGACGCCCACCTATCCTTACGGCTATTGGGAAGCCCTGAGCGAAAGTTAAAAGCAACAAGGCAATGCCGGATAATCGGCGGGCGAGGGCGCCCGCCTCACCGAGAGGCAAGCAATGGCGAAAGTTTCCGCTAAACCCACACCGGACGAAGTGGCAGTGCTCCTGCCAGAGGTGGAAATCGGCCCTTATGTGGTCAAGCCCTGGTCTTACGGCCGGTTCAAAAAGGTGCTGCCCGCGATCATCGAGCAATTGATCCCGGCCCTGAAGGCTCAGGGCATCACCTATGACAACATCGAACAGATCCTCGGGGACAAGGGCATTGAAATTTTTATGGCCGCCCTGCCGGCTTTCAGCGCCCTGATTACGGCCACTCTGGATATTTCCGAGGCCCAGATCGACGAGATGGACTTTGATCAGCCGGTGGCGATAGGGTTAACCATCATCGTCCAGAATCTTGACCGCATAAAAAACGTCTTGCCCCTGATTATGAGCCAGTTCAAGGCGGTAATCAGGGCGACTTAATTTTTACCAGGGCCTTGGAGATTTTGGTTCGGCGGGGACACAGCCTCCAGGCCCTGCTTCATGATTACCCGATGGACCTGGTCCTCAATTTGCTGCGGGCCGCGGAGCAGAACATCCGCAAGGAAGTGCTGGACCAGGTCGAAGCCGTCTCCCTCGGCATCAGGGATGCAATCGACCCGAAGGCCGGACTTCTGGGAAAATTGCGGCAGGTGCTCCTTAACCCCGGGGCCGTTCCGCAACCTGAAGCACCGGCCAAGATATCCCCCCGGGCCATGGCCTGGATGCAGGGACTGCCGGTAAAGAGGGGCAATTAAATGTCTGAGGAACTCGGGTCCTTAGTAGCCAAACTGACGGCGGATATTACCGACCTGAAAAAAGGTCTGACGGAAGGCCGCCAGCAGTTTGCCTCCTTTCAGAACATGATCGAGACCGGGGCGGCCAAGGTCAAAGAGGTTCTGGCCTTCGCCGGCGTCTCCGTTGGCATCTACCAAGCCATCTCCCAGCTTAAGCAGTTCGGGGCCTCGATCCTGGAGGTAGGCGGCCAGGCGGAACTGCTCAAGGGCGCCATGTACGCCCTCGGCCAGAATTACGGGGTCTCCGGCGCCTCCCTGGATCTCTACATTTCCAAACTTACCAGGATGGGCCTGGAGCAGGAGAAGGCTTTTTACGCCGTCAACGCCTTCCTGAAGTCCGGCCTCAGCATTGATCTATTGCCGCAGGTGCTGGAGGCCGCCAAGAACCTGGCCCCCTCCATGGCCATGCCTTTTGATGAGGCCTTTCAAACCATTATTCAGAACGTCGTCAAAGGCACCCCCAAGGCCCTGGCGGAATTAGCCCCGGGCATCAAACAGGCCTTACAGGCCGCCAGCAGCGAAACCAAAAAGCTGATGGATTCAACGATCCTTTCCGGCACGGAAAGGGCGCAGATCATGCTGGACTTTGTCCTGGCGGCGAGTCAGCGGGCCGCCGGAACCGAGGGGGCGGTAACCGATAGCTATATCAACAAGATGATCGAATATAAAAAGGCGGTCAAGGACGTCAAGGAGGCGTTGTTTGACATAATCAAGCCCATTGCCCTGGCGATCACCGGGGCGGAATTGCAAAGCTGGAAGGATCTCTATACCTGGGTGGTGAATAACAAACAGGGCCTGCAGGACGGCGCCGAAGCCATTGGGTTGTGGGTGGGGCGGGTGGCTAACGGCATACGCAACATCGTTGAATTTACCATAGCGCACAAGGATTTGATCAAAACCCTGCTGGACATGGCCATTGCCGCCAAGGTGGCCTCTTACATTTACGGTATCGGCGCGGCTTTAACCACGGCAATTCCCAAGATCATAACCGCCGCGGGGGCGGTCGCCGGCTTGCAGTTGGCCTGTGCCGGTCCCTGGGCCATCGTTATCACCGTGGCTATCGGTGGAGTGCTTTACGGCCTCAACAAGATTCGGGAATTGCACAATCAGATGGACGACTTGGAGAAAAAGGGCGCCAAAGAAAACCGGGGCCCGCTTACCAAGCCCGAGGAGGGGGTAAAAATAACTACCCCGGGGATCAGCGCCCGGGGGAAATTATCCCCTGAGATGGTTGCTAAATTCGACGCAGAGAATCAAGCGGCCGAACAGGAAACCAAGGCTGAAGCCGAGGTGAAGGCCGCCGCCGCCAAAGGTAAGTCGGAAAAAGATTTGGGGCTGGCGGGCAAGGGCGGCAAGGGCGGCGGCAAGACCGGGGCCGAAGAGGACCTCGTCGGC